TCAGTTTTTTCTTTCGGCTTCCGACAGCCCGCACTGTTCCTTGATGGCCGTCAGCGCCTCGCGGAAAAGCTCCTCGGGCCCGCTTCCGGCCAGCGCATCCGGGGTGGCCGGCCTTCCGTCCAGTTCCAAACCGGCCACTTCCTTCAATCCCCAGACCAGGTAAAGACGGTCGATCTCGGATGCCAGCAGAGCGGCTTCCATCTTCTCGTCGGGACTGTCACCGGCCTCCAGAAACTCCTTTCGTAGCCCCAGCTCCCGGATCCTGCGAGTAAGTTCCACCCGCCGGCCGAACGACATCTTGGCAACCGTGTAGCTCACGCCCCGCGCCAGCTTGGAATTTATGACTTCGTAACTCGTGTATTCCATAAGGCCGCCCGCTCCTACCCGAATGCCACCACGATTTCGTTATCCGTCGTTCCCTGCGCTCGGGAACTCTGAAACTTCCACTGCAACATGTTATCGCTATCGTTGAACTGTGGCACCACCGGCACCATGCTCATCAGGTAAACGGCCATCACTTGTCCTGCCTGCTGGCCCAACTGGAACATCACGCTGATAGGCGACTGTTGCCTGGCGGCCTGGTACAAGTTCGGGGTCGCCGTGTCAGTCATCTCGTATAGCTCGAAATTCGCGGTCACCGACCTTTCCCCGGGCGCGATCGCCTGCGGCAGGTTAGTACCGAATTCCTTGGATCGCATGTCCAGGCCGTTGTCCAATTGAAACGACCCGCTCGTAATCGTATAGAACTGGTTCGGAGTGCTGCCCAGCCACGCCTCTCCCATATTGCCCGGCACAATCGAATAATCGAACGCCCCCAGCACCGGCTCCGCCGGGAAGACTGTAAGCTGCCCCGACCCGCTTGTAAAACTCGAGCTATCGAGCAGGTCTTGCGCCATGCCATTGAACCCGAACTGGTGAAAGTCGCCATTCACCGTGACTGACATCTGGTTCACCGCCGCTCCACATAGCAGTCTCTGTACCGCGGTAGACGGATCCCAATAGTCGAACAGGCTGAGACTCGGCAGCTCCGTGGCAGGAAAATACGAAATACTCGGCGAGATCTGCGTTCCCGCGCCCGGCGTAGTCGAGAACGGAGCGTTCACCTGCACCGTCGTCGTGCTAACGATTGCGGTTACAAATCGAATCTCCCCGTTGCAGGAAACCCCTTGACCGACGCTCAGGCCGTGCGGCGCCTCAAATGCCAGGGTTGTGCCGCTCGACCCCCCCGCGGCCGTCCCGCCGTTGTACATCACCGGAGCCGCTCCCAGGCTCGCTTGAAACAGCGGCCCATAAGCGGGACCTGAGCCCTGCCCTCCCCAGCTGGTCATGTAAGTCGTCAGATCGAAGGTGGTCTGCAACCGCATTCCCAAAGGTAGTCCGACAAATGTCCGGCTGCCCGTCTTGTCTTTCCGGTCCGCCTTCTCCATCTGGTTCTTAGCCGTCAGCTTCACCGCCGGAAATCGGTTCAGCGACGTGACCGCCGGCACTTGTCCGTAGGCCTGTTCCAGTCCAGCGTAGAAACGGTTCGCATTCGATGAAATGTACGATGCCATAATGTTAGTTACTCACTCCCACGTCGAAAGTGACCTTTGCCACTTGAATGAAGTTCCGCCCGCCATGCTTCACTGGCCCGAAGGCCGCCTCATATCCGCCCGCGTAGAACATCCCTTCTCCCCAGTCCCCGCGATTCTGGTCGAGCACCTGTGTCGCCGCGTCGAGATACATCTGCGACTGCGCTTCGATCCCTTCCAGCCTGTCTTGCGACACTCGTACCTCGATGGTCATGACCGCGATCCCGGAAAACACCCGGAACTTCTCCTTGAGCTGATTCACGATCTTGTCGCAGTAGACGCTCACCGCCGGATAGGTCACATCCAGGCTACGTTCGGCCAGCTCGATCGGCACGTTCTGCGCCACCAACTGGTTCCCTGCCAGCGGCGCCGCGGTCGTGTTGAGGGCCTGCGCCAGCGTCGCGACGCAGGCGTTCAGCCCTTGCGGCATGCTCAGTAACCCGAGCACCTGCGTAGTAACGGTGCTGCCTACCCATGCCATCTCTTTATCCTCTCTGGATCACGCGCGGTAGACAGCGCGTATAGTTCGCGGCTTGCCCGGTGCCCGGTGGTATGCCCCCGGTGCTGACTGGCGCTGCCTGGATCCACACTTGATCGAACGCCAGAGGCGCTGTATTCTGAAGCGTCAACACCGTGGCCAATGTCCCTGCGTAGACATTCCAACTCACCGCGTTGGTAGGTTGGCTGAGCGGCTGTACCACAAGGACGTTCCCCGCGTCCACCGCTAAAGCGGCAGCGTCGCCCGGCTGTCCCTCCTCGCCCTCCACATTCAGCCACGAGACACTTGCATAGTAAGTCGCCGCCGGCTGCCCGCCCGGGATCGAAGTCAATTGCGGCGCGGCGGCCTGCGGGAGCGGGTCCGATACGATGCCAAGGCCGCTCTGGATCACCTTCTGCATCGCCCACTTGGCCAGTTGCTGGAATTGGTTTCGCTTGGCTTGATAACGGTCGTTCAGTTGGTTGTAGTAAGCGTCCTGATAAACCAACGTCAGGCTCTGGAACACGTGCCAAAGCTGCAGCGGCGGCGTGACCACGATGTTAATCAATTGCGGGCTAGGCGGCAGCCAGATGTCCCAGCCGCAGGTATTGCCCGGTTGTAACAAAGTCATCACTTCGATCCCCAGCTCCGTCAGCGCGATCGCCAGTTTCTGGGTCAGGTCGATGTTCTCCGTCTGTGCCGTAGTTAGCACGGAGTTGTCTTGGTTGATTAGATCCTGAATCGTCGATATGCCGTCGGTAAACAGCGCCATTGCCTTTGCCTTACTCTCCGCCCGATCGCGTGCTACCCTTCAGCTTCCGTAGATCGCTTGTCGAGACTACCGTGAATTGCATCCGCGTGGCCGCCGCAAGCTGATCCGCCCGGCTCTTGGCTTCCACATTCCGTTCCCGAAACGCGGACGCCTCTTCTTCCGTCGCGAGGCGCGCGGAGCCCTCTACAATCATCTTCGCGCCCGTGCGCCGCGAAACTTCGGTAAACACGCCCTCCCGGCCGCCGTCTGGAGTGTCGTGGCTCGCCACTACAACGGATGGTGTGCTCAGGTTCCGCTCGATTTCCCGAATCTTCCTGTAATAAATCTGTAAGTCCATGGCTCCCTCGTTGTAGGGGCCGGTAGCGCCCGGCCCCGCCCCTCGCTAGCTGTTCACCTGGACGCCGAAAGTGTTTTGAAGCACCGCGCATCCGTACAGCACGTCCACCGTAAACTGCTGCGCCAGGGTATTCGGCTGGTAGCTCATCACCACCCGCATGCCGAAGTTCCCCATCTCGGCGTAGTGCGCCACCGCGCCCGTGCCGTATAAAGGCTGCGGCAGCCTCCGGATCACCAGGCCGATCGCGTTCTTCACGAAAGCGATGTTGTGGGTCGTCATCGGCGAACTGCCGGTGTACGAGATATACTGCGACCGCAGCACGAAGAAGTCTTTGATCTTGCCCACCGTGCCATCGATTATCGCCCGTAACCCCGCCTCCCCGGCCGTCTGGTATTCGCTGAACCGCTCGATCTGCCGCAGCGCCGAATAGGTCGCCACATCTACCAGCAGGAACTTCGGCTCCGACGGCGGAACCTTCGCCGTGAACAGCGCGCTCTCCGCCGCGTCGACCACCGCCTCGGTAATTGGCGTGCCGGGGGTGCCCACCGGCGTGTTTGCCGTAAGACCCGCGTACAGGCTCAACAGAGAGGTCTCGATGCTCTCCGCGATCGCCACCACCGCCGGCTGCATATACAACTGCAGTAAGTCCGGAACGGCCAGGACCTTGGTCACGTCCGGGATCTGGAAAGTCGCTTCTACGTGCGTGTTCAGCACTATCTGCGCGTTCCCCAGGTTCGGGTTCTGCGGCTGTACTGACCCGCCCTCGGCTATGTTGTTGGCTACCAGGACAGGGGCAATCGGAATGTTTACGGTATCCCCTGCCTGCGCCAATACAGGCTCATAATCGCGATTCACCAGGTTACCCATGACAAGGTTACCCACCAGGGCCGGCAGAGCGTCTGCCGCCACCAGCTTGACAATCGCGCTAGCCACGTTCGCTGAAGTAATAATCGCCACTCGTTCTCCTTAATGGGAGCAGACTTCCCGTCTGTGCTCCGAATCAGACATTCCTAACTCTGCCTATATGCCTCGTAAGCTCTGTGAGGCTACGCGCACGATCTCTTTGCGCACGCGTTCCATGTCTTCGGCGCTCATGCCCGGCCGTATGGCCTCCATGTCCACGCCCTCCTGCCGCTCCGGCGGCGCTTTGCGCGCGCCGGTAATTCCGGATCCCCCCGAAATCCTCGCCGGCAGAAACTCGGGATTCTCACTGACAAAACTGGCCAGATATTCCTTTGCCGGTATCTCGCCGCTATCGCCGTGCGCCAGCAGCCGGCCGTCTTCCGTCCGGAAAATACTCTCCTGCACCGCGCGGTACGCTATGTCGATCTTGGCCACTCCCAGCCGCTGCAGCTCCGCCCGAATCGCCGAGCCTCTCTCCGCCTGATCCGCCGCCTGCCGGCTGCGCTTGCTCTCCTCCACCACCTCGTTCAACCGCCGTTCCAGTTGCTCGCGGCGCTTGCGCTCCTCCACAAGCTCTGCCTTGTAAGCCGGTTCCGTCCTGGACGTTTGCTCTTCGAGAAACTCCTGGATTGCTTGTCTCACTACCGTTTGTACGTCTGCGCTTTCCATAAGCCTCCTAACTCATTGCGTCGATTTCCTGCGCTATCTGGGTCTTGATCTCCTGCCTTACATCGGAAAGAAACTTGAATGCCAGCTTCTTGAAGACCTGCTTCTTCAGCGTCTCCGAATCGATCCCCAGGGTCAGCAGCTTCCGCGCATCGTCCAGCTCGTTGCTGAAATCGCCAATGTCGAATTCGTCCAGCCCCGATACATGCACCGAGATGGCGTCCTGCCGGGCGGCGGCGATGGCTCGAAACACCTGCTTCATCGTCTCCTTCACCGCGTCGCCGTAGGCCCGCAGGACTTCCTGTGTAATGCTGAAATCCCGTTGCTTGCTGACCCCGGACTGCTTCGTCGCCGTTCCGTCGGACCCGCTCGCGTGCCCCATAAGGTAACTTACCCGGTAGATCTCGTCTTTCAGTTGCACCAGGTTATCCGCCGCGATCTGATAAACCTTGCCCTCTGGCTCCGTCCACCCGAAGCGGTCCTGCGGACCCAGTTGAATAAAGTAAGATTCGCCCACGATCTGGTTCCATTCGCGGTCCGAATAGATAATTGGAGAGGCGAACAAACCCATTGTCAGCGCCCAGCCAAGCCCGTTCGACTTATTAAAGTGCTCCAGTTGCAGTAAGGCGGCCTTGTTCATCAGCCACAGACCTTCGGTTACCTGCAATGGAAAAAGCGGTACCCGGTTCTGGCTCGCCAGACCGTGCAGCCCCTCGTCCACCAGTTTCACTTCTTTTTCTTTCAGCCTCTGATAAACCTTAAAGTGCTGGCGATCGTAGTAGATCCAGCGTGTCTCGCGCACCCAGTCCTGGTCCGTTACATTCGGTTTCCGCAGCGACGATGTCCGGATCACTACCCATTCCAGTCCGCCGCGGTCGTCATAGCTCCAGTTGATCAGCTCTTCCGGCGAGTAATCCACCAGGAACGCGCGCGAACGGCCCGTGGCATCTTCTTCCGCCCGGTTCGTCACCGGCCCCGGCGCTCGCGGAAAATCCACCACGATGTAGCTTCGGCCTTGCACCAGCGCTTGCACGAAACGCTGCCGGAAAAACTCCGCGATGCTGGTGCCCTTTAGATCGCAATCCTCGGTCAGCTGATTGTAGAAGTCCTTGGCGGAATCGTCGTTGCCTTCGAACAGCAGCACCGCCTCGCGCCGCATCAGCGTCGCCGCGTACCAGTCGATAATCGATCCGATGTAGTTCTCGTAAAAGACCCGGCTCAGCCGCTCCGCGTATATGTCGTTCGGCTCTTTATGCCGCCGCACCAGATACTCGACGGCGCACTCCCGCATCTGTTCGCCGCCCACATACAAGTCCCTGTACTTCTTCCACATCGCCCTCTTGGCCACATACTCGGGATGCTCCCTGTCGATGTTTAACATTGGGTCCTCAAATCAGCCGCTCCGTATGCTCGCCCATCCCCGGCATTGGCCTGCACTCCTGCCACAGTAAGTAGCCGAGTGCGTCGGATAGATGCGTTCTCCGCCTGTCTTTCTCCTTATCGATGGCGTTGCTGTCCGGCTTATAGGAAACCTGCTCGAAATCCTTAATCAGCTCTTTGCACTTAGGATCCACCCACAGTCGGATCTCTCCCGCCGCCGTCCGCAATTTCGAGTTAGCCAGCATGATCCGGTCCCGTACGCTGGGATTCGCCTTAGGCACTCTGTAATCGATCCGCCCTCCATAGTGCGCGCGAAAATACTCCCGCACGATCTGGTAGTCCGAAGCGCCCGTGGTCTGCTGGCTGTTCCCGGAAGCGTCGCCGTACACTACCACTCCGGCGCGGTGATTCGGATAGCGCTTCGCGAATTCCGTACAGGCCTCCTCGGTGGTTGCGTGCCGCAGCGAGATTTCGTCCAGAACGAATACGTTGGCGCCTTCCATCTGCACAATCACCGACGACATCGGGTCCACGTTGAAGTCCAGCGCCCACAGCAATGGGCGGTTCCCGCTGACTTGCAGGCTTTTGGTGTGGTCGGTCCGGCTGAACGCCGTATAAACCAGCCCGCCTTGCAAGCTCACATACTGCCCCAGCGCCTCCTGCTGGTACAGATTCTCGTCGTAGCTCCTCTTCAGGCGTTCGTAAAAGTCCGGGACTTTATCGAGCACGAACTTGTTCTCAAACGGTTTCGCGATAATCGTGTCATAGCCTTCCACATGGCCCGCGATGAATCTCTGGTAAACCCAGTCGTATCCTTTCGGCGTCCATGCGGCGACCCCGCACAGCCTCGTGGCTAGCGGGTCGCGCAGGCGCCCTTCCAGACGCAGCCAAGCTTGTTCCGGCGAATAGGTCAGCTCGTCCAACCCGAACCACGCCAGGTTGGTGCCCCGCAGCCGCTCGAAGTCGTCCACTGGCCGGAAGATAATTCGTGAGTTGGTGTCCTTCATGCGCAGCGCGTTTTCCGCCTTGCTATACTCGTACGGAATACCCTCCTGATCCAGAATCTCGAACAACGTCGTCTGTGTAGCTTCCCGTAACATCGGATAAGTCGGCGCCCCCAGCAAACCGTGCCTTCCCGGATTAAGATAACTGAGCCTGATGGCCTCTTGGCAAAGCGCCTGACTCTTACCGCTCCCAATCGGCCCGGAGAAGCCTTTGAAGCGCGCCGTACTCTGGTGAAATGCCAACTGTGAAGGGAGCGGCTCGTAAACTATGCCTTGGGTAACACAGCTGTCTCGAATGAGTCTACCCATTGGACCCTGACTTCGCGCGGCAATTCTGGCGTCAGTTCCTTTTCCATTTGCAGCAATCGAACCAGGTCCGCTACCGTCCCCTTCAGTTCAGGCGAGTGCAGCTTGTATTCGAGGGCCGCAATCGCCTCTCGGATAAGGTTTACTTTGTCGTCTTGCGTTTCTGCCAT